AACATCGATGTTACCAACAACATCGGCTCACAAGTTGCAGATCTGTATCCGGATAACTTCGGACCTGGCTCTTTGTCTGAGGCATTTATGGTGGTCAACGATTCACTTTACTTGGTTGCTGGGAATGATAACGTGGCACTTGGCGGAAATAACGTCTACATCACTGCTCGCATCAAATGTCGCATAGTTGCGTTGGCCAAATCCGATTGGATCGCAATCGCGATTCAGTCAACCGCTAGCGATAATTGAGGGATTAAATGCCTCGATACTGTCCTAGATGTGGCGAAACCCTTCACTCCCATGGGACGACCAAGGGCGAAACACGAAAGACAGCAAGAAAAGCATACGAATCCAAGGGCCGCGCGAAGCCTTCCCGCGGCCCTTCGGCTTACAACAAAAAATATGCCGCTGCTTACAAGCGATTGAAGAAGAAACATCCTCGCATGTCCTTCGCCGCCTTGGCTAAGAAAGCCCACAAGGCGGTGAAGAAGTCATGACAATAGAAGGACCGCGTGTGTTAGAGAAGGTTTTTGATAGTACGGATATTTTATGCGGTCCATCTCAACCATTCCCGGCAACGATTGACGGAGGGGATTGGGAAATCTTAGAGAATCTAGTAGCCCCAACTTATGCAGTGAGAGGTTACTATGATCTCTCCGGGTACAATAGGAAACACTTAACTTCCTTCTTTCAAGGTATCGATATTCAAGAAGGATTCGGGCCTCAGGGAACTGCAAACTTTTGGATCACAGAGATGATAACTACCGAACATGTCGATGATGCAACCTTGATTGAGGCTAGGCCGACAGATCGCACGGGAGATTTCCCGGGATTCCCCCGATCTACTTTCGATATGTCTCAAGTCATCTACGGGAGAACAAGGTTATTCGTAGCGGCTACGGGCAGCACTATCGCCAATCAATACTCGGTGGCAACGTGGGGGACCTGCAGTGCTACCACAGCCGATAAGGTTCACCTCACTAGAGTAGTCTATGTCGACTATCAAGCGGCTGTCGATTCCCGCATTCGAATCCCCGCAGCCGATTATGTCTCTGCCATCATCGTGGCCGAGGAGAAAGAACTCGCTTTCCTAATGCGTCAGAAGAGATCTTACGAATTAGCCACGGGGCCTTGAATGGTTGGCACTCGGTGGCAGAGGGTACAATCCTATGCCACTATTGCAGCGTGGTATAATGCAGCCATTCTTGATGACGATGAGTTTACCTTCGAAGACGTTGACGAGACTGTAAAGGCTGGGATATGGTTGGGGCTCATCTGGTCACCTCAGATAGCGATGGCCATTCCCGCTGCGGCTGCGCTGACTATGCCTCTTGCTGTACTCGAGGGCGCCGCGCTGGGTGGATTGGGAGTATCCTATGCTATTGGAGGTGAGGAGGGTGCTGTTTCCTACATTGATTATATTTCCAATCCACATAAGATCCACAAAGACCCCGAGAAAATTGAGGCACTCATGCAGGCACAACGCATCGTTCAAGGAATCATAACTTTGGGTGGTAGTGAACTGGCCCGCGCTGGTCTCGATATCATCGGCGAATACAAAGAAGAGTTATTCAAGAATCGTTGGGTGACTGGTCCGCGTCTTCCCTTCTAATATCCGAGATGTTCTCTGACCATCTCATTCATTCTAACACGTTGAGTATCGCTCAGAACGAGCTGAGCGGCTTGCCATCTTTTGTTATTCTGCATCTGCACCAGATAAACAGGATAATAAGTTGAGGAAATATTTTGCGAGAGTTGAGAACGCAAACTAGAACGTACAGCCTCACTCACAGACTCCCCAGCCGCTTCAATTTGAGTTATCCACGCAAATAGGGGGTCAGTGGACTTTATTCTGAATTGTACTTGATGGGAAGTCATTCAATCACCTCCGTCCAATACATTGACGTAGAAATTAATCCATGTTCTGAACTCTCAGGTTCGTAATGTTCCTGGTTAACTCCTGCTGACCATCCTCGCATGTACTCATCTAGCAATGCACTACTCAGCCACCATCGACAGAACCAGGTAATCATTCTTCATCCTCCAAATGGTCGTTGCACCAAGGCGCATGCACTCCACAAAAGGGGCAAAAGTCATAGCATAATTTAAGGAAATCCCACCCAACTGCACCTTTACACTTCATAGGCTCATCTCCTCTATTGCATTCAATTGTTCACAGGCTTTTTGAAACATAATGATTAATTGTTTCTTTGTGTAATTCTTATTGAGGTAATGAGCCCAATTAGCCATATATTCATCACTCATAGGCTCATCTCACTGATCTTGAGCAAACGCTCAAGGGTCTCTGCTATGCTTCTAAGGCTCAATACCATCCGTTCTGACTGCTCATCTGTCATGTTCTATCCGAGCAAGTCCTAGTATATGAAGTGGGTGACTTCACCCGCCCCTATCAAATCGATTCGATCTCCAAACAACTTCATTGATTTGAAGAATGGAGCCATACATGAAACAAAGAAAACTGCTCCATTGAACCGGGGGAGGGGCTCCCTCCTTATATCTCCCCACTGCGTGGTGCGAAGATAGTTTACCAGAAGCGGAGCGCAGAACAACGATTATAGGAGGCCGGTCTATAGAATGGGCATGGCACGTGCTAAGACTGGCTCATTTTATCTGACTGAAACCGTGACTTTGGCTGCTGCCTCACCTGCATCAACTCGAGTACAAGGCACAATTGACCTTGGCGCATACGTCTCGGTTGCTCAGGGGATCGCAATCGCAGTGGAATCAGTGGATTTCGTTTATCAGGCGACCTCAGACTTTGGACAAAACTACTCAGCAATGCTTGCAGCCAATGGTTGCCTTTCTGCTCAACTGAGTGATTTGAACCCCGGAACTGCTCTTGTTCGAGCAGACGATCAGAGTTTAATTGCATCAAGTGCTCTCAACATCGATGTTACCAACAACATCGGCTCACAAGTTGCAGATCTGTATCCGGATAACTTCGGACCTGGCTCTTTGTCTGAGGCATTTATGGTGGTCAACGATTCACTTTACTTGGTTGCTGGGAATGATAACGTGGCACTTGGC